ACTACTGGAAATTCGGTGTAGCGTTTTGCGAGCGTGCAGAGCGTGAAATGAATGCTCCGACACTGTTCGACCTGACCGAGCTCGATGCTGTTCCGATTGCGTTTGATTGATCCTTCTCAGGTCAGTTCGCCTAGGCTAGGTGCCCATTCTTCTCTTTGCAATGGGAGTCCAGCCAAATGAACTGGTGCGCGGTACGAGCCGGCCTAATCAGCTAATCGACCGTCGGTAAGCAAGTGGCTAATCTCCACACTGCTTGCCACAGGGTCGCTCGTTCGAGAGGGCGGGCGGCTCTTTTACGCTCCGAGTAAGGCGGTTGTTCGGTGGTTTAATTGGAGTCAATGAAATGTGCGATTTGTGCGATGAAGACCAAAAGGTTAGGGATTCTGCAATGAGGTCGGCAAGGTTGCTTGCTGACGAACTTAGGCAGCTAGCTTCTCACTACGATAACGTGGCAAGAGGGAGAATTAAGCCGCATACAGACGAGGCAAGCAAGCCTCAGTCGCTTGCTAATAACGTCATCCGAATGCTTGTTCAGCGATGGGTTTAAGGGCGGGCGGCTCTTTTTAGGTATTTGTGTTATTTCCTACAGTTGAAAAGGTGGATATAATGGAACGCATGGCTGGCCGCCAGGACAAAAAGAAACAACCTCCCTTGCATCCGTGTCTAAGTGCGTTCGCACAACTGGCGGCCAAAACGGATGCTTGGGAGATTTTTTGCGTCCTTATGGAGGTGGGGATTGCAGGAAAGGATTTCCGTTATGGGTCGAATTAGAACGATCAAGCCAGAGTTTCCGCATAGCGAGAGCATGGGCAGAGTGCCCCGTGACGCTCGGCTCTGCTTCATCATGCTGTGGACTATTGCCGATGATTCGGGGAGGCTTCGCGGAAATTCGCGAATGCTCGCGAGTCTTCTTTTCCCGTATGATACTGACGCTCCAAAGCACATCGACGGGTGGCTGGAAAAGCTAGTAGAAGTTAAAGCAATAGTTCGATACAACGGGAAAGACGGTGGTTCCTACATTGAGATTTGCAACTGGAGATCCCATCAAAAGATTGATAAGCCGAGCGTTTCTAAGCTTCCTGCTCCTGATTCGTCGAGTATTCGCGAGGCTTCGCCGAATAGTAGCGAAGATTCGGGAGGATTCGTCGGGGGATCTAAGGATCAAGGAGAGGATCAAGGAGAGGATCATTCTTTGTGCGATCCGCCACAAAGTGCCGAATCGCTGAAATCAGAATTCAACTTTGTGACATCCGGTAATGGAATATGGAATCTACCAAAAGACAAGCTAGATGAGTGGTTGTCAACCTTCACTGGAATCGACGTAGAGTCTCAATTGAGGACAGCGGCTCAATGGCTAAAGGACAATCCTGCAAACCGAAAAACCGATCGAGGGATGACCAAGTTCCTAGGTGGTTGGCTTACCAGGGCTCAGAATGCACCTAGGCCAAGCCAACAACCTAGCAAGCCTGTCAAGCGAGAAAGCGACCTGCCTAAGATTGACGCCAATTGGGAGCCTGCGTAATGGGACTACATCCACAACACCTAGAGACGGCCAAGGCGATCGAGGAGCAGTTGATTTCCGGGATCCTGTTAAGGCCAAAGGATTTTCATTCGGTCGCAGAGATCGTCACTCCCGATGATTTCTTGAAGCAAGAGCTTGCCGACATTTGGCGAGCGTTTCACTCGATGGCTAAAAGTGGAATCGAGTTCTGGCGTGAGTCGGTCTTGTCGTCGGAATTAAGAAAGCGAGGATTGATCGTAAGGCTCGGTGGCGACAAAGCTTTCGCCGACTTGTTGCTCAAGACGACTCCAGGCCATGCTGTTTATCACTCAGAGGAGCTTGCAAAGTGGGCGGAGCGAAGGCGGGTTGTTGTCGCTCTGGAATTGGCTCTGCAAGATGCAAGCGATCTTGCTTTTGAGCCAGACGAGGTAATCAACGCAGCACAATCGAAGCTGTCTCGGGTCAAGCAGTCTGGATCGGATGAGGTCGAACAGATCGGTAAGGTAATGGCTGATTACCTTGAGATACTCGAAGAGGCTCGGAGCAACAAGACAGCGGCGGCTGTTGTGCCTACCGGGTTCGAGGAACTGGATTTGGCTCTGTCCGGTGGTATTCCTTTGGGGTCTTATGCGATCCTTGCGGCGCGTCCATCGATAGGAAAGTCAGCACTGGCGATGGATATCGCATGGCATGCGGCAAGCAGCGGCAACGGGTCGCTTTTTGTGTCGCTCGAAATGACGAACCAACAAATAAGCCAACGCCAATTTGTGAAAGATGCCAACGTGCGCATTACTGAAATGCAGTCGGCAAGCTACACGGATCAAGCGGTGTTAGCGATGCTCAAAGCTTGCGACAATGCTAGGGAGTTGCCGTTGTATGTCTGGCAAGCATCGGGTGCAACGATTGGACGCATAGAATCGAGAATACGAGCCGAGATTGCCAAGAAGCAGATAAAGCTTGTGGTTGTCGATTACCTTGGGTTGATACGCGGTCAGGATGGCCGGCAATCGATTTACGAACGGGTCACGATGATAAGCAACGAGCTTGCAAGGATAGCAAAGCAGCTAAACATCGCTTTGCTTGTGCTGTGCCAATTGGGACGAGCGGCGGAAGGCGAAGTGCCATCGATCAATAACTTGCGGGACTCGGGAGCAATCGAGCAAGACGCGGATATTGTCATGCTGTTGCATCGCGACAAGCGGGACAGCAAAGAGGCTCGAATCCTCTTGGAGAAACAACGGAACGGGAAGATTGCACAAGTCAACCTGTCGTTTGACGGTAAGCGGTTTACCGATGCTTTTATGAATGCTAAACAGTTTCACGGAGACTTTGGAAATGGCTAGATTCTTAATCGTTGACCTAGATACAGGTCGCATGGATGGTTGGTATGCTTTGCAACAGGACGCATGTTGGGCGGCTGAACAGCGACGGGTAACCGTTGGAGGTCGATGGATGGTGTTCGAGCTGTCGGACGCTTGCAAGCATAAGACTAGGCTCAATCCTGCGTTGACTCAAACTGCGGACATGGAGATGGATTTACGATGAAACTTTCCGAATACTTTGCCAACATCGAGGATCTTAAATCCGAAAACAAAGACCTTCGCAAGCAGCTAGAGCGAACGAGCCGAAAGCTGACCGAATCTCAGGCAAGAATAAAAGAGTTATTCGACGCACTCCGAGCCGTCGTCAATAAAGACCATCCAGCGTTAAGGAAAAAGAAATGAAAGTCGGCGATAAGGTTTGGGTGTTATGCGAGGTTGTCGAAGGGGCTTATCGAGGCTGTATCGAGTGCAAGAATGGGCCAGTGTGTTTCCGTCCATTGGTCAGCGAAGTAAAGCCCGTTGAGCCTGAAGCGATTGAGCAAAAAAAGCTCAAGGCAATCTTCAATGTTAAGGGGCATGATCGAAGCGGGACTGTTGGGACGATAACTAAGATCAAAGGATGGTTGTCTTTGTTTGAGTCGACAGACGGTAAGTTTTTGCGATGGTGTCACGATTCCGAATTCGATTTGCTTGACGAGTCTGGAAAGCGAATCAGTCAATCATCCGAGCACGAAGCGGTTGAACAGCCTACAAAAAGAGAACTAACCGAAGCGCAGAAGATAGCAGAGCGAACCTTAAAAGCGATTTGGGCAACTCAGCCAAAGCCAGAGCCAGTTATTAAGGATTGCTCAACAACTGAAAGCGGTTCCGTTGAAGCAAAATACAAGATCGGCGATTGGGTCGAGATTGTAGGGCCGAAAGAGCCTACTGAGTTACGAAGGCGATGGGACGAAAGGATGGATCGGTACATCGGAATGATTGTTGAAGTTAGAGCCTTATCCATCCCTACAAAGAATGACGATGCTCTTTATAATCTTAGTAAGTGTGGATTCTTGGTGTTTCGCGAAAAATACTTGAAACCAGCAAGCGAGCCCTGCAAAGAAAAGCAAAGCGAGCCGATCAACCCTTCGCACTACAAGCAAGGCGGCATCGAGGATCTCAAGAAGGCTCGGTGGTATCTCGATCGGTTGATCCAAGAGGAGGAGTCGAAGTGATAATCATCGAGTTACCATACCCAAGCAAAATCAACAGCCATAACAAAGGTCACTGGGCAGTTAAATCCAGTGCAATCGCGAAGATGCGACATCAAGCCAAACTAGCGGCAATCGATGCGATGAATCGAAGCGGAAAGAGGTTCATTGGGTCGCATCAGATCAGCTATTGGTTTTCGGTCAAGGATAATCGCAGGCGCGATCGAGCCAACATGATTCAGCAATGCAAGCCCTACATTGACGGCATTGTTGACTCAGGGCTAATCGCTGGCGACCATTGGCAGATATCGTTTATCGGGTCGATTCTCGTTGGAGTCGATCCAGGGGGCTACGGAGTTAAGATCGTGATTGAGGAAAAGAAATGACGCAACGCAAAAACATTTCGCAACCGCCGGACTTTTGGGAGGTTATCGATCGTGCAGCAATCGAGCGAAAGACCACCAAGAGCCGATTGATTTTTGACGCTCTAAACGCTTTCCTCGGGCTCAATATGGAGCGAAAGAGGCAACCAAGGACGAAAGTAGCCAAGAAGAAAAAGAAGCGTCTAAAGCGAATTTAGGGCGGTTGCTTGCAATTTGCGGCGGTCAAGCCTAAAATGCGGGAAAGGAGTCAAAAACATGGAAAGTCTTTTTAAGTCCAAACGCTTTTGGGTTTCGGCTGCGGCCATTGCTGTTGTCGTGCTCAAAGATAAAGTGCCTTTATCTGAGGATCAAATCCAATTGCTTGTTTACACGATTGGAGCTTGGGTTGTCGGCGAGTCGGTTCGTCCAGTGGATCCAAAGCCGGAGGTGGTAAAGTGAATCGCGTAAAATTTGCTGACAGGCTCAAAGCTAGGCGGGCGGCTCGTGAAATTTGGATCGCTCGTCGATCAGATCCAACTGTGGCTGACTTGGTTGCTAAGACCATCGACGGCGATGAGGAAGCTGGAAAGTTGCTTTTCGGCTCGCATCCTGAGTTAGTCGGCATCGATCCGGCAACGCTATTTTTGCTCATCCAGATCGCTCTTAAGCTTTGGATATGGTGGCAATCGCAGAAGGTCGAGAATCCTTCGGAGGATGTTGCTGTTGGCGAGCCCTTCGATTCCACGGTCAGCGACGACGACCAAGACTAAGCCCAGATCGCAACGACTACCTACTAACCTTCAATTCCTTACAAGCAGGTTAGTCGGAGCGAGAAGGGCAATACACAAGGATGGATGATGGCTGACGAAAAGAAAAAAGAAAACTGGTTGCCTTGGATGGTCGCAGCGTTGGCGGTCTTTGCGATGTTGCGAAATCAGCAACCAGGGGACAAGCCACAACCGAAAGAGCTCAAGGCGGTCGTCTCTCAGACGCTACCATCAATCCGATCAGCCTACAAGCAGGCTTTCTTGGAGGCAGCTTCAAAGATCGAGTCCGGCGAGATCAAAGATCAAGAGCAATGGACGAAGTTCATCTCCGATAACGCTGGTGCTAAGCAACGTGAGGCACTCGATCGAGTCTATGAAGCGATTGACAAGCTCGATTTGCCTGCAAGTTTCGCGGGTAAGGAATCAGAGATCGCCAAGATCAATCGTGAAATAGCGGGGGCATGGTGATGGCTGATTTCTTCACAGGATACAACCCAGAGATTGAGGATCGAGACGCGATAGTATCGCAGTCAATCGAAGTCGGCTTTACTGTCAGCGACTACGAAGCACCCGAGGAGGTCGATTTCCGCAAGTTGATACGCCATGACAACCAAGGTAACATGGGGTCTTGCGGTGGGTTTGGCAATACCAATTGCGGCGAAGGTCTTTGGGCATTGCATACTGGCTCGATGAGCAACGATAGGCAACTGTCGCCATTGTTCAGTTATCTTGAGGCTCAACGTCTTGATGGTCTCTTGGGTCGCGATGCTGGATCTACGATTAACAGCGGGCTCAAGATCAGCAAGGAGGTTGGATATCTTGAGTTGAAAGACCTTGAGTACAAGACTCCATACCCAAACAACGCTCGCACTCTCATAACCGCCGAAATGAGGGCCAAGGCGGATCAATTTCAGGTTCGATCATCCACTTGGCTTGATTCTTACGATGCGATCAAGAATTACATGGCATCGCAAGTTGGTGTTTGCTATGTGGGCACAATTTGGAACCAGTCGTTTTATGGTCGAAACGGTGTTCTGGAATCAATTTCGATGGTCAATGGCGGAGGCCATGCGTATTGCTTCGCAGGCTACAGCAAACGCAAAGACTCGCGCAACCGCAACTACATTTGGCGACTCAACAGTCACAACGATTCATGGACTGAGATTGCTCCAAGCGTGATTGATGCTCTCTGTCGGCATCAATGGACATCGATTGTCGGCGTGTCGGATCTTTCAACGCCAGGGCCAAGGAAGGTATCTTGGATGCAATCGAGGCCGTTAGGATGAACCTCAGCAACGGAGAAAAGGGAATGTTTGCCGTGATTGGTCTTTGCTTATTCAGTTGGTTTTTTGGATCAAGTCCTAAACCCGATCCAACTCAATGCGACATTCCATCGAGCGACATTGCTGGACAGGTCGCAACTGTTCGAGAATCTCTAACAGTTCAACCCGTTCCGGTTGACGAGCCCAAGCCTATTCCGAGCCCCAGCGACAAGCCATTGAAACTCGAGGTTTTGGTATTCGTCTCCAAAAATTGCCCCCCTTGCGAAAAGTGGAAGCGATGCGAGATGCAGAAATTCTTGGATGCGGGATGGCAAGTCGGTATTGTTGAGGATCATCCTTTTCCAATCACTCCGAGATTTGAGGTCTCCAAGGGCTCGGAGCGTAAGGATCACGTTGGCTATCTCACTTTTGAGCAGGCGAAGGGGTTGGTAAAGTGACTCAAGAAAGCTTGGTTTACATCATCGGCTCGGGCATGGTCGCAGCGTTAAGCACAGCGGTCGGAATCTTGTTTCGCTTGTTCGTCGAAGAAAAGAAAACCACTCGAAGCGATTTGCAGGAATGTCGATCAGATCGCGAAAAACTTTGGGCTAAGATTGAGACCTTGCAAACTGAGATCGGTAAATTGCTCGGGGGTTGCAACAAGTGATCGAATGGATCCTGTTCATCATTCTGTCATTCCTCGCGGCTGACTTCATCGCCGGTGTGTTCCACTGGTGGGAGGATTCGTACCTGGATCAAGATACTCCTATCTTTGGCAGGCTCATCGGAGGGCCAAACCAGCTGCACCATTCAGATCAGTATGCATTCCTTAATGGCTCTTATTGGTATCGCAACTACACGACAATCATCCCATCGCTGTTAGCTTGTGGCGCATGCCTTTGCTTTAATGCGACGCAAGACACTTGGCTTACGTTTTTATTCCTTAGTCAAGCTAATCAGATTCATGCTTGGGGCCACTCTAAAGGGCGGAACGGCTGGCTAGTATCGACGGCTCAACGATGTGGCATCCTGCAATCGTGCAAGCATCATGCGGAGCATCATCGCTCGCCCTATCACATTCGATACTGCGTAATGTCTCCGGTGCTTAATCCGATCCTTGATGTGATCGGTTTTTGGAGGTACATCGAGTATGTTGTTTTCGTCACAACCAGAATTGAGGCGCGAGCGTGAATTACGAACCATTGATTGAAGAATTACGGAAGCCTCAATACCAAGTCGCAAGCGACCAACAAGCAGCGGATTGGATAAACGTGTTGACGATCACGGTCAAGCGATTAGTGCCTGTGGTCGAGGTCAAGCAGTGGGCCATTGAGGAGGCTGTTTACGCGTCGATCATACTTGGACAAGAATCATCCGACGAACGGATTAAAAAGCTTTGCATTTCGATCGTAGGATGGATCGATGACGTTGGCGGACGGGTGCAAAATGCAGACCTGGACAAGCAAGCAGCGATCGACATGATGCAGGGGCTAGTTTCGTTTGGCATTGCAACGCAAGCCCAAATCGAGCGGCTCAAGTCGCTACAGTGGAAGACAGTAAAGTGGACGGAATCGGTAGGATGGTCGCATGTTGAGCCCGGTCACGTTCAATCAGCGAGAAGGATGATTCAAAATGGCGTTGCCTGATAGTTTTAAGGTTTCACAAGGTACGGCGATTATTTGGGGTGAGGCTGGTGCAAGCGGTGTTACTCACACGCTCTCGTTTGATGCGCTTGGCAATGGATCTGCGATCCAAGGTGCATCCGCAGATCTCACAGAGAATTGGGATCGCGATTACGCGGTCTATTTGATTATTGAGACCGGTACGGCTCCCACGGCGGGCAATACCGTCGATCTCTACCTTGTCAATTCCCGCGACGGCTCCGAGTGGCCTGCCAAGGTCACTGGAACTGCCGGTTCGTATACGCTTGGTACTTCGGATGCTAATTTACGTCAAGCAGGGCCAGTGGTTACCTCGCTGATTGCAACGGCTGATGCAAATACAGTTCTCGTTCAGGCTCCTGTAGTTTGGAGACCTATCGGGCGTTACGTTGCTCCGATTGCAGACAACAATTTAGGGGTGGCGGTCAGGGACGAAACAACGGCAACCGATAACGCTTCGCGGGTCATTCTCATTCCGCTTGTCGATAAGGTAATCGAGTAGTGACTTGGCTTAATACGTCGGTACAAACTGGTTTTGCTCGGTCGGCATCGGAGGCGATGTTTCCGAGGTTATTTCCCGATGTTCTGTGGCTGTGTCCGTCGCTTAATCCTGCAATGGGCGGGGCTCGTTTGTGGGATTTTAGCGTTCGGCAAAGTTGGGGGGTTATGAATGGGTTTACCGGGGCAAGCTGGCAAACCAGTTTCGGAAAATCTGCACTTAATTTCACTGGCTCTGAGTACGTCGATTCGATTTCAAATTCGCCATACCGAAACGGATGGGCGGTATCTATTTGGGTTAAATCGTCGTCGGCGGCATCAGATAATAGAGTGGCTTTTGGCATCGGCAATGGCGGTGTGCCTGATTTCGGTTTGTTGCCAAACAGAAATGGAACAGTGCAAGTCTATCTTCCTGACGTTTACCGAGACTCTGGAGTCACATCGAGTACAAACTGGACGCATGTAGTCATGATTCGCGGACAGTCTACCAGCGGTACTTTGGTGGTTAATGGCAGGGTTTCATCTGCGAATGCGAATTCATCAGCAGGGGGAGCGATCAATATTCGTGTCGGAAATTGGGGCAACACGACGGCGAGTTCGAGTGGCTACCAAGGGCTCGTTGATGATGTTCGTTTGTTCGGGCCTTGGTTCGGTGTTCAAGATGCGATTGATATTTATCGTATCGGTCGCGGTAACATGCCATTGCGACGCAGGCGAAGGTACACGGAGCAAGCGGCGGGATTTAGGGCGTATTGGGCTCGAAACAATTCACGTTTGATAGGGGCTGGAAATGTATCCTAGAAATGCGGCGAGTCCTGAAAGAGTCTCGATTGGTGCTGTCGTTCAGATAAGCGATGGAGCTGTGCAAACATCTGGCGTGACGGTTCGGATATTGCCTTTCGGCGGCTCTGAGGCTGACGGAGGCGGGACGACTGCGTACTCTACCGATGGCGTAGTGGTTTACACGCCAACGCAAGCGGAGACTAACTATACTTCGTTCATTTTGATCGCCAAAAAGACTGGTTGTATTCCGGCCAGCGTAACGGTGGTAACATCGGAATCGAGCGTTAGCGGTCGAGTCTATGTTCAGACCAACGGTGATAAGACAGGGTACAAACTTGCAAGCGATGGCTTGTCTCTTGTAACGGCTCCGATTGCCAATGCGGTATGGGACGAAGTGCTGACGGGCGCGACGCACAACATCGCATCCTCAGCCGGGCGACGATTGCGACAGTTGGCTAGCGTTATCGTTCGGGCAGGGACAGCACAGGGGCCAGGAACTGGCAACAATCAGATCCAACTCGATGCGGGTGCAAGTGCGACTAACGGCGAGTACGATCCTGGGTTGATATTTATCGAGACAGGAACAGGAGCGGGGCAGGCTAGGCTAATCTTGCAGTACACCGGCTCGACGAAGGTTGCAACAGTTGATCGAGATTGGCGAGTTAATCCAGACAACACAAGCGAGTTTGTTATCCTTGCAGACGCGGGTAGAAACTCGGTGAATGAAGGGCTAGCACAAGGTGGTACATCGACCACGATCACGCTTAACGCAAGTGCGTCAGCAAGTGACGATGCCTATAACGGGCAGCTAGTGTTTATCCGCAGCGGAACGGGCCAAGATCAAGTTGGGCTTGTCGAGGATTATGTCGGCTCGACAAAAGTCGCGACGATCCGAACACGATCATCGACAGGTCAATGGGCAACTGTGCCTGATACAACATCGGCGTACATGATGATTCCGAACTTGACGTTTACCTTGAGTGAAATTTCTGGAGCGGTGGCCGATGGCGTTTGGGATGAGGCGACCAGCGGTCACACAACGGCAGGCACAACCGGCAAGGCGTTGATTGATTCAGGTGCAGCTGGTAATCCTTGGTCTACGGATCTTGCAACGGGTTACTCAGGGACGCAAGCAGGCAACATCCTCAACAACGTCAAGAGCCAAACCGATCTGATTCAAGCGGGCGGGACAGTAAACGTATCAACTCCGGTTACAGCATCGGGGCAATTAGCAAGCCCGCTGATCATCGGTGACGATTACCTCAACGCAAACGGCAGGGCATTCTCTTGGACGGTTGCGCTTCCGAGCGGATTTGTTGCGGCTACGGCAACCTGTAAATTCGGGATGCGTTACGAGGATGACCAAGGGGTTAATTCATTTGTCCAGAGTGGTACTGTCATTGATGCAGGAAGCGGAAACGTGACGCTTCGATTTGATGTAGCTAAGACGGTTACTGGATTGCTTCGACCTGGTTGGTATGATTGGTCGGTCGAGATCGCTTCGGCTAGCGGGACGGAGATAACCAGGGTCAAGAGCGGTAAGAATGCCGAATGGCAGGAGAAGCAGACATGATGACAGCTACGCCCCCCTATTTTGGGGTCCTTTCAGCGACATGGACTTCTAACACGCAGACCATTAGCCCGAAAAAACGAAAGAAAGTTAGCACGTTAGCAAGTGTTTTCGCGGGGTAGGGGGCGGTTTGCTTGGAGATCAAGACAGCGAGGGACTTACGCTTGGTCAATCGAGCCCTAAAGGAAAAATGGAACGTAGACAAGGAAGCGATCAAAGCAGCGTTGATGCAATGCCTGACCGATCCAGAATTGGCGGTCGATGCGGCGAAGGTGCTTTTGGGTGCGGACGCTCTCGACCACAAACGGGACGAAGCGGAAGCAAAAAAGGAGGCCAAGGACAATGAGCTTAGACTCCGACTTCTTGAGCTCGCTAAGTCTGTCCCAGTTGCAGACCTTGCTAAGCTTGCATCCGAAAACGGCATTGTCGGCGGATCCGGTCAAGGGTGACCGTCGGCTGTATCAACGCGACTTGATGGCCAAGAAGCGAGCAAGCCAACGCGACATCACCATTCCGCCACCTCTCGATCCTGCTCGTCGGCT